GCTTCCTATAAATAAGACCACCTTTTGGGTGGGGGGGGTCAGCCCGACTTGCCTTATATTACCCGTCATAACCATCTGACTATGACTGCAAACCGAAAAGCGGCGGCCTTGAAAGCTCTCCAGGGCAGCGAGAGACCGAGCCGCGAACTCACACCGATGCTCAAGAAGCTTCCTGAGAAGCCACGACCTGTGTTCACCCTCAGCGACGCGGAGCTTGAGATCTACCAAAACCTCATCGAACACCTGAGCGAGTACCAACTGCTTCACACCGTGGACAGCATCGGACTCAGCGTCATGGCCAAGAACATCGCCATCATGCGCTGGTGCGCGGATGAACTCGAAAGCATCGACGATGTAATCCAAGTCTTCGAGAATGGGACGAGCAACGTCAGCGGCTTGTACACGGCATACACCAAGGCGCAGCAATCCTTCCAGAGCATGATGAGCAAGTGGGGGCTGTCTCCAGTAGACCGTGAGAAGATTGCGGGCATGGTCATCGGCCACGACGAGGATGATGTGTACGAGAAGTTGAAGGCGCAGTAATGCCCTATGTCAACAGGAAAGAGAAGCGCAGGCCGTGGAAGGCCAAGGCGAAGGGCAAGAAAGCCAAGCCTCAGCAAGGTCGGACGTCCTCGCCCGATCGCCGCTACCACACATCCCAATGGCAACGCACGCGACTGCTCGTGTTGCAACGCGACCCAATCTGCGTGCTGTGCGCCAAGCTCGACAGGGTCACACCAAGTCACGTCGCCGACCACCACCCACCCGTGCGCATGCGGTGGAACTGGCCTGACGACAGGTTCTACGACATCGAAACAATCAGGGGATTGTGCGACCACTGCCATGCTAGGGTTAGTGGACGGCAAGCTCACGGAAAAGCATGAGTACGCTACCGACATATGCCCAGTATGCGGACGACATCACTTCGGGGAAGATCAAGTCGTCGAAGTACGTTAGGCTAGCCTGTGAGAAGTTCTTTGATCTCTTTGATGATGAGAGGTTCTACTTCGACTCGGATTCGGCCTCACGCTACATAGCCTTCTTCGACCAGTTCCTTCGCCACAGCAAGGGCAAGTTTGCAGGCCAACCATTCACGTTGCTGCCGTGGCAAGAATTCATAGTGGCCAACATCTTTGGCTGGAAGCATGTCGAGACGGGTCATCGCAAGTACCGCACCGCCTACATCCAAGTTGGGCGGAAGAATGGCAAGTCGACCTTGCTAAGTGGATTGAGCCTAGCTATGCTGGACTTTGACAATGAGCCTGGCGCGGAGGTGTACTATGCTGCCGTCAAGAGAGATCAGGCCCGCATCGTGTTCGAGGAGGCCCAACGCATGGTCAAGGCCAGTCCTATCCTCAACAAGCGTATTGGGTGTCACCGTGCCAACATGCATGTGACCAAGACCAACAGCAAGGCGGAGCCACTTAGCAGCGACAAGAACAGCTTGGATGGTTTGAACAGCCACCTTGCCGTAGTTGACGAATACCACGCCCACCCAACCAGTCACGTCTACAACGTGCTCAAGTCCAGCATGGGTTCGAGGCTACAGCCCTTGATGATGACAATCACTACAGCGGGGTTCAATGTAGAGGGGCCGTGCTACCAGTTGGCTCGGACATGCAAGGAGGTGCTAGAAGGAAAGAAAGAAGACGAGAGTCTGCTAGCCCTTATCTACGAGCTTGACGAGGACGATGACTGGAAAGATGAGGAGGTGTGGATCAAGGCGAACCCCAGCCTGCACGAAAGTATCAGCATGGACTACCTGCGTGAGCAGAGTGTACAGGCACGGAACTATGGCGGAGCAGAGGAAGTCAACTTCAAGACCAAGCATTGCAACCTCTGGGTACGCAGCGAGGTTACTTGGATTCAGGACGATGTGTGGATGGAGAACGAGCATGGTCGGTTCACACCCGAACAGGGTCAGCTATGCTACGGGGGTCTTGACTTGGCAAGCGTAAATGACTGGAGTGCGCTGTGCCTGGCTTTCCCAAGAGAAGATGGCGGGTATGACACGAAGCGATTCTACTGGCTACCTGAGGCTGCCGTCGAGCAGAGGCTGTACAAAGACGAGAACACCATCTACCTACAACTCAAGGATGCCACGGAGGTCACGGTGACGCCAGGCAACGTCTGCGACTACGACTACATCCGAAAAGCCATCAGCGGGTACTACGTTGAGAACGGGCAGGTCAAGTACGATGAGGATTGCATCATGAGTCGGTACAACATCAAGAGCATCGCTTATGACCGATACAATTCCACGCAGCTAGTAATCAACCTACAAAACGACGGGGTGGAGATGAGTCCCATGGGCATGGGTTTCGTCAGCATGAGCGCCCCCATGAAAGAATTGTACCGACTGGTGCTAGAGGGCAAGATTAACCACGAGGGCGATCCTGTGCTGCGGTGGATGGTAGGCAACGTCAGCGTGGCCTATGACCCAGCCCTAAACATGAAACCTGACAAGGCAAGGAGCGGAGACAAGATTGACGGCGTAGTGGCACTAGTCTGTGCCATCGGAGAGGCTATGACGTATGAAGATGACAACAACACACTTCCTGATGATTTCAACATACGATTCATATGAAACCCAAGCGCACATGCGAGGAGGAGCTGGCCCTCGCTAAAAAGCTCAGCAGTCCCGAAGGCTTCTTGGAGGAATACCAAAGTCGCCTGTACGACTACACAAGGAACATCGATGCTTACTACAGCGTGGAGGACGACTTCATGCGAATCTTCGGTCGGACGAGGTATAGCTGCTATCAGAGTTTCCACACGATTATGCGCCGCATCATCAAGAGTCGAACAAAGTAGTAGGCTTGATTGTCGTGATAGCCTATACTTGCGACCATGGCTGAAAACCGCAATGGCCTCTTTGGCCGAATCCGCAAGGCATTTAGCCAGGACAAGCAGACGGAGGAGCGTTCATTTGCCAACGTGCATATGGGAGCGTCCTTCCCCTTCGTGCCGACTACGACTGGATTCTCACTTAGTGAGGACGGAGCGTTAGCGGTCAGCGCAGTTTACGCTTGCGTCAACAAGATCAGCAGCACCATCGCCAGCATGGACCTGCACTTGTACGAGAAGGAAGAAGACGGCAAGCGCATGGTAGATGCGCACCCCAGCCTCTCCTTGGTGAGCATGGCTCCCAATGAGTACTTCAATCCATTTCAGTTCTTCCAGCACCTCGTAAGCGACGCCTTGATTCATGGATGCGGTTACGCCGAAATCAAGCGCAATGGCGCTGGCGACCCCATGAGCCTTGAGCTTATCTCACCCACGAAGGTCCGCATGAAGACCATTGATGGCCGCCGCATGTACATCCACGAGGACTACAGCGACGCCTTCTACAATGATGACTTGCTGGTGGTAGAGTGCTTCCGTGGTCTCTCACCTATCCGTGAGCACATGGAGAACATCTCCTTGGGCTATGCTGCACAGATGTACGGCAGTAGCTTCTTTGGCAGCGGAGGCAACATGAGCGGGGTCTTGCATACGGACAAGATCCTGACTGAGGAGCAGTACAACAGACTTATGCAGACTTGGGACGCTAAGTATCACGGGATGAACGCAGCGCACAGCACCGCCGTGCTGGAAGCTGGTCTGCGTTACGAGCGTGTAGGCATCCCGCCCGACCAATGTCAGTTCCTTGAGACCCGCAAGTATCAGGTCGAAGAGGTCTGTCGCATCTTCAATGTGCCTACATCAATGGTACAGATGGACGCGAACGTCAAGTACAGCAACCAAGAACAGCAAGACCTGTTCTTTGCTAAGCACACCATCGCACCGTGGCTTCGCAACATTGAGCAAGAACTCAACAAGAAGCTGTTGAAAAAGGCAGAGCGCAACACGCGCATGTTCAAGTTCAACATGATGAGCCTGATGCGTGGTGACATGCAAGCCCGTGCCAACTACTACCAAACTCTCTTGTCTAGTGGCGTATTCTCAATCAATGAGGTGAGAGCCATGGAGGACAAGAACAAAGTGGCAGAGGGGGACCAGCACCTCGTCCAAGTCAACCAAATCCCATTGGACAGCATGGCTGCATATGCAGCGAGCATCACGGGATCAAAGCCTGAGAGCGATGGCTGACACCTACGGAGGCTACCCTAAGGCTGCCCGTGCGGCTGCCCGTCGCGCCCTTAAGCACAAAGCTGACAAGGGGTCTAGCTGTGGCACGCCCGTAGGATGGGAGAGAGCCAATCAGATTGCATCAGGCGAGAAGCTTAGTCTGACAACGATTAAGCGCACCTTTAGCTTCCTGTCACGCGCTGGCGTGTACAACCAAGGTAAGTTCTACGACGAGGACGGCAAGGAGATTTGCGGCAGCGTCATGTACGCAGCATGGGGTGGGACGAGCATGCGCAACTGGTGTTCAGGCATCATCAACAAGAGTAAGCGTAGCGCAGAGGAGGCCCGCAACATCACGGCCACGGTGAAGAAGACTTTGGAGGGTAAGGTGAAAGACCACAATGAAGGCAACCCCAAGCACAAGGCTACATACGGCATGTTGGCTGCCTGCTTCCGCCGTGGCATTGGAGCATACAAGACCAATCCAGAAAGTGTGCGACCCAGCGTCAAAAGCCCTGAGCAATGGGCCTTCGCCAGAGTCAACGCCTTTCTGTACGCTTTGCGTAACGAAAAGTTCAAGGGCGGTAAGTTTGACACCGACCTTTTGCCTAGCAGCCACCCGCTGTCTAGCAAGAAGAAATCAGAAAAAAAGAGCGACACTATGAACGACTTTGAAAGACGTTGCGGGGACATCCAGTTCCGCGATGAAGACGAGGGTCGTGTCGTTACGGGTTACGCTGCTGTCTTTGACGAATCTACTCGCATTGGCGAGGTGGACGAGGTCATCAGCCGCGACGCCTTCAGCGACAGCCTCAATGACGATGTGGTGGCTTTGTTCAACCACGATATGAATATGGTCCTTGCCCGCAGCACGGGTGGCGAGGGCACTCTCCGTATGGAGATCGATGAGAAGGGTCTCAAGTACACCTTCCGTCTTGGCAATCAAACGTATGCCCGCGACTTGGAGGAATCCATCGCTCGTGGCGACATCAAGGGAAGCAGCTTTGCTTTCACCGTGCGGGAGGACCAGTATGAGCGCCAAGACAATGGCCGCTACCTCCGCCGCATTGAGAAAATCGGACGTCTCATCGATGTATCCGTTGTCTCAGTGCCCGCGTACCCACAGACATCTGTGGCCATGCGCGACATGATTGGTGCTCTTGAGGCACAATCGCAAGAAGAAATTCCAACCTCTAAGGCTCATCTCGTGAAGCTGGCTGAGGCACAATTGTCCATTCACAAACTAAAATCCTAACAGGATGAAAAACTCTCTCTCTCTCAAAGAGGAGCGCGGTGCCAAAGTCGCAGAACTTGAGGCGCTCGTGCAGGGTGCGAAGGCCGCTGACCGCGACTTCACCCAAGACGAGGAATTGCGTCAAGCAACCCTCAACGATGACATTGCCGACCTCGACGGCAAGATTGCTAACGCGGAAAAGACTGAGGCTATCTTGGCCCGCAACGCTGCCATCACGGCTAGCGAGACTGCTGAGGATCGTGAGATCGCCAAGGTGCAGCGCAGCTACAGCTTCGGCAAGGCTATCCAAGAGGCCGCAAGCACTAAGGGCTTGACGGGCTTGGAAGCAGAGATGCACCAAGAGGCACGCAACCAGGCTAAGAACGCTGGTGTGGCCACTACTGGTAACCTCCAAATCCCCATCTTCGAGCAGCGTGCTAACGTTGTCGGAGCGGCTTCTTCTGTCAAGGGTACAGAGCAGCTCAACACTTTGGCTGCCTTGGTGCCTAAGCCTCTCATCGAGACCTTGGGTGCTCAGCGCATCACGGGCGTGTCAGGCGACATCAAGTTCCCTAAGTTGAACGCTGCCGCCACGTTGCAGACTGACGAGGCTACTACAGCTACCGAATCTGCTGGCTTCGACACTGCTGTGACGATGTCTCCCGAGCGTGTTGGTGCTCGCCTCGACGTCTCTAATCAGACGTTGGCTCAGCTCAACGGAAGCTTGGAGGCTGTCTTGGCTGGTCAGATTGCCAACGAGATTGGCTCTGCTGTGGACCGCATGTTCTTCTCAGAGGTGGTCGGCAATATCGCTGACGACGCTACTGCTGGTACGGCCGCTGCCTTGCCTACATACGCTGAATTGACAGCCTTGGAAGGCACGGTGGGTGATGCTCACGCTTTGGGCAACAACTGCGCCTACGTCACCACTCCTGGTATGCGCGCCCTCTTGGCGGGTCAGGGTAAGTTCGGTGCTGGCTCAGGTCAGGCGTTCATCGAGAACGGCCAGCTCTACGGGTACAACATCGCTGCTACCAACATCGGCGAGTTCAGCAACGCAACCGCTGAGGTTGTGGCCTTGGTGTTCGGTGAGTTCTCTCACGCAGCCGTTTGCTACTGGAATGGTTTGGATCTCTTGATTGATCCTTACACTGAATCTCCGAAGGGCATTACGCGGATGGTGGCCCAAGTGTACGCTCAGGCTAAGCCTATGTACTCAGGTGCATTCACCAAGGTTCTCCTCGACGACGACTTTGCAGCGTAATAGCTGATTGAACAAACAAGAAAGGGGGAGGGAATGTCCCTCCCCTTTTTTTCTCTTAAAACACCGCACATGGAATTCTACACAAGAACATTAGTGGGAGCAACCTCTGATTGGATTACCCGTGACGAGGCCAAGGCTCACTTGCGCGTAGATTTCACTAGCGACGATTCATACATCGATTCATTGCTTGCGGCATCACAAGAAGCTTGCGAGAAGATTCTTGGTTTCCCCTTGGGCAACCACACTCATGTAGGATACGCTAGTGAGTTCAGTCGTGTCATCTTCTTCCGTCAATGCAACCTCTACCAAAACCCCACGGTGGAGTACAAGAACGCTGCTGGGTCATATGTGACTCTGGGGCAGTCGGACTACAAGTCAAGCAACAAGTCGTATCCTGGCCGCATTGTCTTTGCGGACACATTGCACCTCTCCAACGAGCACCACGACCCAGAATGGCTGAAGGTTACGTGGTCTAGCCGATATCAGACCACTCCCGACCTCGTCAAGCAGGCAGGGTTGATGATTATCGGTCATTTGTATGAGATGCGTCAAGACGTTGGATACAGCCGCGTCTTCGAGGTTCCTATGAACAGCAAGTACCTCCTTGAGAAGTACCGCAAACAATCCTTCGTATGAACCTGAACTTAGGCCGTTTCGATCGGGAGATTAAGATCTACAAGCCTACCTCAGGTGGGCGTGGAGCATTCAATGAGGAGCGCAATGAATTTACGTTGCACCTCACGTGCTTTGCGTTCCGCAGGGACATCGAGTGGTCTACCATTGGGGAAGAGGTACACGGCAAGCAATTGGTCGTAGAGGCTCGTACCGAGTTCTACATCAAGGGTTGGCGAGACACCTTCTCAGAGAGAGCTATCGTGCTCTACAATGGCAACTACTACGAGATTACGCGTATCGACGAGATGGAGCGCCGTCGTTACACACGCATCCTCTGCCTCCGTCGTGACAACTGGACACCTACAATCGTATGAGCAGGCTATCGAGCGGGACATATGGTGTGTCGATGAAGTTCGACACCACAGCGTTCAAGAAGTTTGCTGAGGACTTGAAGAAGCTTGACCTCAAGGACCGAAAGAACTACATGCAGCAGGCTTGCCGCCATGCTGCTGTGCCCGTTCGCGATGCCATGAAGATGTATGCCCCGACTGGGGATAGAGGTAAACTCAAGAACAGCATCGATACAACGGACCTCGCAGCGACGGGCCTAGGCTCTTTCTATGGTGTTCGTGTCGGACCTATCATCCGTGGTCGGAGCAAGAAGAAGGTCAACATCGCACACTTGGTCGAATTAGGTACGACGAAGCAAATTAAGCGCCCCCGCAAGGGCAAGAACCGCTTTACCTTCCCCAGCCGCAAGAACCCTGGCAAGATTGTGGTGACCCCACGCATCTTCCATGGTCGCAAGGCAGACAGCTATGTCGCCAAGGCAAAGAGAGGAAAAGAGCAAGTGGTGTACTCCCGTCTTCAAGACAAGATGAAAACCTTGCTCGAAACCAAGATTCGTAAAGCCCTTAAAAAGAAGTACTCATGATTCACGTAGTTATCGAGCTTCTCAAAACCGTGACTGCTGTGACGGACCTCGTGCCGAGCACAAGCATCATGCCCGTCAAAGGAGAGCAAACCGTGGAGAGACCTCACATCATTGTGGATCTCTTGAGTACGGACCTCGACCGCACGAAGGAAGGCATGGTCTTCGAGACTTACAACATTGAGGTGTTCATCGCGCACACCAGCATCTTCCAAGCCTGGCGCATCCACGAAGCTTGTCGCACTCGTCTGGACAACTACACCAATGACAACGCTAGTGTCTTGACCCTTGGGCCTTACGACATCAAAATCATTCGCCTAGCGGACATCAGCACAGATGCCCATGAGCTAGACGACTTCTACATCATCAGAACAATCTACGCCTTGGAGATGGACAAGTGGACGGGCAACGCCTAATCCAACCTAGTTTGTCATCAGGCTTAATAATAAATCGAACTTTCTCTTTCAATTCTAATCTAACAGATCATGGCAACTACAGGATCAGTACAAGGCAACATCGTTGGCCTTTACATCGACGACGCCAACGCAGACGTTGACGGCTCGGACTTCACCGATGGCACGACCATCGATACCGCTCAGTACCACTTGGTAGGGGCAAGCACAAACGCTAGCATCAGCATCAACAACGCGTCTTACGAGACCGTGTTCAAGACCACCTCTGCTGGTGCGGAGGGCGTTGGCAGCAGCGCGCGTAGCTACGGCATCGGCGCTCAGAGCGCAAGCATGAGCATCGAGGGTGTTGTCGCTATGGACGGCAGCTACAACATTGAGTTCTTGGCAGGCTTGGCTATCGACAAGTCCAAGGTCACAGTGGTGTGGGCCACAAACGACGGAGCAGACTACGCTTTGGCTGGGTCAGGCTTCATCACCTCTTTCGAGGCTAGCGGCGGCGTGAATGACTTCACGACCTATAGCTGCACCATTGAGCTTGACGGCGACGTAAGCGAGATTAACGCAGCCTAAGACATGGCTAGTACAGCGGGAAGTCTAAAAGGCAACAACCTTGGTGTGTACATTGACCGAAGGGTCACCCTCACCGAGGAGCAAGGAATGGAGAACTGGGACACCTTTGAGCCATTCTACAACCACCCTGCTGGTGGAGGCAGCATCAATGCCTTCACATGGATTCCCGTTGCGTACAGCAGCAATGCTACCATTAGCATCAATACTGAAGTGCGCAAGTACATACAGCCTGTCATTAAGGCAGACCGCACGGAGAATAAGAGAACAGGAGTGACTAGTGCCACGATTTCGGTCGATGGCCTAGTCGCTCTTGATCACAGCAACTTCGATTTGGAAGAACTTGTTGATCACTTGATTAACAAGGAGAAACTAATCGTCGCTTGGTCTACCGACAACTACGATGACTATGCCATGTTTGGCTTTGCTTATCTGTTGTCTCTGGAGGCCAACGCACCTGTAAACGGCTTTGTCGAATACTCGGCCTCTTTTGAGATATCGGGTAAACTTCTGGAATTCTATCCCTAAGCGATAAAGCTTATATTGTGGCGTAAATCAATCACCATGAATACGTTGTCAGGTCAGTTCGAAGTTTCCTTCAAGGGGAAGAAGTACAAGTGTCACCTCAGCATGAATGCATTCCGCTTGGTATGCGAATCTGAGGCTATCACCATCACTCAGATGGATCAGTGGATTCAGCGCGACCCCATCGCTGCTGTGCCACGCCTCATCTACTACGGGATGGTCAATGCCCTGCACTATGCGGGCGATACCGACACCGTGCTTCCGAACTTCAATCAGTTTGCGGCACACATGTTCGAGGACGAGAACACCATCGCTGAATACGCCACGCTCATTAGTGTGGCTATGGGTGGTGAGGAACCAGTCGAACCATCTGAAGCCGAGGACTTGGGAAACGCGAAAAAGACCAAGACCCAGTAACATGGCAGAGCCTCTATCAAGGAGGCTTATCCATGGGGCTACGGCCCGCTGAGTTTTGGTCTATGACCTTTTGGGAGTACACAACTTTCAGCAATAGTATCAAGGAAGAGCAATCAAGATTGTGGTGGCACACCTCAAGCCTTTTGTGCATGCAGGCCAACCTCAATCGAGATAGCAAGAAGCGACCTACGCCATATAAGCCTCAAGACTTCCATCCATACGCGGATGAAGTCAAACAACAAAAAGACCCTCGCCCAACGCAAGCAAACGTTGATTGGTTGCAGAAGATGGGCAAATCATTGAGCAATGGCTGATTCTAAACTCTCCTTACAGATAGCCCTAGACCACGAGCGGTTTAGCAAGGGCCTGAGCAACGTACAAAAGAGGACTGCTCGTGCTGGTCGGTTGATGACCGACGTTGGCAAGAAGATGTCCATTGGCCTCAGCGTCCCTCTCGCTCTGATTGGACGTCGTGTAGCGGAGACGGCTACTGAGTTCGAGTACCAAATGGCTCGTGTGGCCGCCATCAGCGGGTCGGCTGCTGACGGGCTTGCTGCTCTCACCATGAAGGCCGAGGAGCTTGGTAGTAAGACCATCTTTACGGCACGAGCAGTAGGTCAACTGCAAGAGGAATTCGCGAAACTCGGATTCAGCGCCGAGGAAATCAATCAGGTCACCGAGTCCACACTGAGCCTGGCTCAGGTAACGGGAGCTACCCTTCCCCGTGCCGCAGAGATTGCGGGTGCGACTTTGCGCACATTTGGTCTAGAGGCTAGCCAAATTGAGCAAGTCAACGACGTGGTGGCAGTTGCCATCAGCAAGTCGGCTTTGGACTTTGAGTCCTTTGCGGAGACCATGAAGTACGCAGGTAGCCAGGCGGCTGTCAGCGGCATCAGCATGGAACAACTGAGCGCCGCTATGGGCGTCTTGGCCAACACGGGTGTGAAGGGGTCCATCGCTGGTACGCGTCTGCGCATGATCTTTGCTAAGCTGGCTCAGGAGGGCGGTGATGTAGAGAAGGAATTCCTGAAGGTAATCGACGGAACGATGACGATGACCGAGGCCATCGACCGCTTCGGCATCCGCGCTGCAACGGCTATCCCTGTATTGCAGGAGAACCGTGAGGAATTCCACAAACTCAACAGACAACTCAACGACAGCGCAGGTACGCTTAGCGTTATGCAAGAGGTTATGGACGACACGTCCTTTGCCGTGCAGAAGAAGTTGACTAGTGCCCTTGAGAATCTCAGCATTCAAATTGGCAAGGCTCTCTTGCCTATGTTGAACGTCGTTCTTGAGATACTCATCAAAATCACCAATGGCTTCGCAAAGCTACCTGCCTTCCTTCAAGGCGTCATCGTAACCATTGGGGCTTTGGTGGCGGTCATAGGTCCGTTGCTCTTTGTGTTCGGAAACCTATTGACCAGCATGGTCAGCCTTCAGTTCTTGGCGCCAGGAGTCGCAGCCGCTTTGAGCACCTACCTCCTTCCCGCCATCATCGCCATCACCGCTATTGGTGGTGTTGTCTCTTTCTTGGCTGGATTGGAGCGAGGCATGCTCAATGTTGAGACTGCGGCCCAACGTATGGCTCGTGCAGAAGAGGAGGCGACCAAGAATAGCATCAAGCAAGCGGCCCCTGCTAGAGACCTCATCTACGCATACAAGAATCAGAACACCACCCTTGACGAACGTCGTGAGATTCTGAAGAAACTCAACGACATGCACCCAGAGACCTTCGGGAACTTGGATGCTGAGGCCACCTCCGTTGAGGACTTGGAATTGCGCTACAAAGACTTGACGAAGCAGCTCTTTGCTGTTGCCCGTGCACGTGCGTATAGCGCTGAGGCCACCCGCTTGGAACAAGAGCGTTTGGAGGCCATGAATAAGCAAAACATCGCGCAGCAGACGGTGGACAGCCTGAAGGAGGAGCAAGCGCGTGTAGAAGCCTTTAACAGAGCGCAGAGAGGCGTGCAGGGCACGAAAGAAGGGGCTGGGGTAGGCATCTTGGCCTTCGGTGGCGTAAGAGAGCTTGCTGAGGCCGAGGGAATCGTCAGAGACCAGCAGGGCATCATTGACGACGTCACCAATCAGATGGAGGAATTAGAGCGAATGATTAAGGCAGAGGGCCTTGACGCTGTGCTCAAGAATCTGTACGGCGTTGGCGATGGCGGAGGGATGGGCACTCCTGGCCCCATGACGTTCATCCAAGAGATGGAGCGCGACTTGGCCCGTTTGGAGCGGTTCACGTTCCTGACACAAGGTGTAGGCGGACAGGACACCATCACCTTCCAAGCTGACAAGCTGAAAATCCTGAACAAGGCTGTCAAAGAGTTCAGCGAGATTGACGACCCCACGGTGCGCGCCAAGTTTGCCGATGATATCGCACGCATCCAAGAGGAGATTGCGGCCCTTGCGCCAGAGGTCAAAACGCTGAAGGATCAAGAGAGTGCGTTCGATGCATACACCAATGCATTGCTTCGCTTCGCCGACGGACAAGATTCCATTGACCTCCGAAAGGGACTAGGTCTCTTTGCCGACGAGGGAGAGATGCTTGCTGCACAAATCAACAACCAAGTGCAACTCGTCAACTTCTTGGCTGACGCGCTAGGTCGTGAGAACGACATGTACATTGAGCAGGCTGCTGTACTCCAAGACCTCATCGACAAGAAGGAGAAGTTCAACAGGACGCAGCAAGAGACCGCTCAGGCCGCTGATGTAGAAACCGACAAACTGAGGGCCATCGCCGACATCTCCTTTGGCATTGGTCAGAATCTCGGTGAGGCCGCTGATGCTAGCAAGACCTTTGGTCAAGCCGCTATGGAAGCATTCAAGGATGCTGCTAAGGCTGCGGCACGTTATGCATACATGCGTTACCTGGCAGCCGTCATGGAGGACGAGAGCAAGCCCGAAGCAATTAGCAAGCTTGTTGCCGCTAGCGTGGGCCTTGGTGTCCTCACGGGTCTCGTCAACAGCATCCCCGCCTTAGCCGAGGGAGGTATCACCAACGGACCGATGCTCGCAATGATTGGTGACAACCGCAGTGGAAAGGAAGCGGTGATCCCGCTGGAAAAGCTCCCAAGCCTCATGGGCAAGATGGGAGGCAACAAAGAGATGGAATTAAGCACACGCCTTGATGGTCAGGACTTGGTCTTGGCAAGTCGGCGGGCTAAGTACAACATGTTCAGAACAGGTAGGTAATGGCGTATACAACTCTAGCTGAGTCGTTCTTCGACGACGACCACGGCAATCGATACAAGCTGACGATTGATAATCTGCAAGAAAGAAATGCAGACTACAACCCCAGCAATTACTCCTTCACCGTTGGTCAGGACTTAGACATGCCAAGGGGTGGCTGCATGGTCAGTTTTGAGAATGACCTCAGTAACGGGATATACTCTCCTATCACTACCAGTAAGTTAGAGCTTGACTACTTCGTGACTACAGATGATGAACACGAATTTATCAAGTATCTCAGCGAACAGCCTGACTACAAAATCCAAGCACATCTACGGCCTAACACTGCTGGTTCAACTGGTGTTTTCAGAGGGTTCCTTGTGCCTGATCAAATCAAGATTGAACTTGGCGGATACCCCTACCAAGTCAAACTTGTCTTTGTTGATGGCTTGGCCCTACTGAAAGATGTGGCCTACAAGGAGCGTGACGACAACAGCGTGTACGACGACTACCAGACGCTCAAAATCACCGTAGGAAGAGCCATCACAAGGATACGTGACGCCTACAACTACTATCGAGGATCTACTCCTCAGCAAGGAGACGCCGTTCCTATCGACATCGTTGAATACATAGACTTGTTCAACAAAAACTTTGGAACGTCCACCACCTTCGATGACGTTAGTGTCCTGTACACGCTGAAAATCAACCAACAGACATTCAATAAGCCCTCGACACTAGCCAACCCCGTGGGGACGGGCTTTCGTGTTTTCGAGGATACCATGTCCTGTTACGAAGTCTTAGAGCATATATGCATTGCCCTAGGGTGTCGGTTGCATTTCCGTGATGACACCTTGTACTTCATCAGCCCAACGACCTACCACGATGGCAGCACGTGTCGTGGATTTAGGCACAGCAATACAAGCTTGCTAAGCTCAAGTGATGGGGACGACAGACTGGAAGACCCCTCTCTTGCAGGTGATGGCATCACGGCTCTCTCTGCTCGTGCAGACTTCACAGATTTGGACGAATACGACCTCTTAGAGGGCAGCACAAGGTATCAATTGCCTGCGCTAAGGGGTGTGGTATACACGCACAAAGATAGTGGCTCACAGCGCGTCCTAGGCGGTCGCTACCCTATCCCTCGTACAGCACCTCCTCAGTACGCTGAGACTTTCAGCAACATCTCCTACAACTTGGAGCAGTACGGGTATGAATCTGGCATCGAGAATGTCTTTACCACACACGTCCTCTACAGCCGCCTACGCAGCGCCCTTGGCACTCCCGACACGTACTTCGATTTCGAGAACCTGAGTGTGGTCAATAACCCATTCACGGCGCTCACAGCCAAGCACGACTACTACGAGGCCCCTGCTCGTGTGGAGCATGCCACGGTGGATAGAGTCACCCTTCAAGGCATCAATTCAACAGAAGCGAGAGAGCTTGTCTCTTGGTCGGAAGACTATCCGCTTGAGGATACTGAGATTGACGTTCCCGACGACATCCCCTTCCGCTTTCAAACGACAGCCTACGTCAACACCAACTTCGACAACGATGTCACGATTGGTGCTAAGATTGTCTTGCGATTTGTCATCAAGGTCGGTGGGTACTATCTCAAGCAGCACGTCACCGCTGCTAGCTATGACGACGATGAGATCCCGCACGAGGATGGATTCGAAATCATCAAGCCAGGCGGTAATGCTCGATACATGCCTCTCCGTGCCACAGCCGATGCAGAGTGGACTCAGACCGCTACGGACCGATTCGAGATTGTCTTGAACAACCCCGACCTGTTGGAGCTGCCTAGTGAGTTTGCTACGTTGCAACACATTGATGCTGATGGCAATAGTTACGAATATGGCGGGGGCATCGCCACTATCCTAGAGCCACGCACGGATGACAGCGAGGTCGACAGGCTGCGCCACAGAAACAACATGATGGGTTCGCAGGCGGAGAACTTCCACAACTTCCGCATGCCCATCGACATCGACATTCCTGCCTTGCCCGATGCGGCAGCTAACCAAACGGGTATCAAGGTGTACCTGAAAGATGTCATCGCATATGATGCGGGTGGCAGTAGTTTCAACGAACAAGAGATGGACGACTTCCTCCGCGCCAATGTGCGCTTTGAGAATGTCAAGTTCTTCTTGGGTACTGGCGACAAGGGCGATGACGCAACGTACTTCGTTGCAAGCGATTCACCCGACACCGACATCGTGGAGCGAATGCCGCCTAGTGTGGTTGGGGGTCGCCCTGCGGGATGGTTCGGCACGGCGGGATACCTCTATGCTGGCAGTCAGGACTACAGCCAGCAATATGCGTCGTTCATCAGCGGTGTTCCATATGTGGCGGCAAGCAAAGACTTGTATGAAGTCCATGCTGAGGAGTACATGCGATTCCGTAATTCTGCGCGCTACGTGTACGACCTGAAGTTGCAAGCGCCAGGTTATGTGTCAGGACAGACGTTCCGCGACCTGTTGCACTACGAGGACAGGCCCGTCTTCACGATTGACAGCACGGAACTACAGATGTGCCCCATCTCTATCCGCCATGACATCACGCAGTCTATTACGGAGATGACGTGTGTACAGATGGGTCGAGACACCGACAGCATAACAGAGGCTCAGGACACAGGCCGAGACCCTACGGGGACTAGCGGAGACGATGTCGGAGGGTTGCCTACAGAGGCTATCGATACGACTAGAGAGGCGCAGCGCAGGGGCAAGCGCCCTGGCCTACCCGTGGTGGACAGCAAGAAGTTGAGTCACGTCAATCTCACAGCAGACAAGACGGGTATCGCTAGCTTCACCGTGAGTGCCACCGAGAACTTGCCTCTCAGCAACTTCGAGAACGTGTTTGCCAGCGGGCAGTCTCGTACGGGCATCACCAATGACCGCATCCTCACGGTAACCCCGACACAAGAGGTGGATGAGTTGGGCGCAGGCACAAAGGGTCAGGTACTGAAGAGTGGTGGTACGACGCAAGATCCCGACTGGGGCTATGCCCCGTACATCATCGCGTCCTCCTCAACGCGCATCCCGATGTATTACGCCAACAGGTACTACATGGGTAGTAGCCTGTATGGCTGGGATACCGACACGGGATACAGCACAAGTCAGACTGGGAGAACGAGCCTGCTGGACGACTACGCCCACATGGGCATTGTGTGCCCAACGGACATCAGCACGCTCAAAATCTTCGGCACCCTCCGCAACGATACCAACGCAGCGGACGTCACCGTCTGGGTGTTGACGGGGGCTGCACCCAATGGCTCTAGCTCAAGCATAAGCCTGACAGACGTCAAAGAGGTGGCCGTAAGTGTGACCACCACGGATCGTCACTATAGTTTCAGCGGGACAGCTAACAACTTGAGCATCAGCGAGGGAGACCTCATCTTCGTCTTCTTCCAGCGTACCGAGCTTCCCAATGGCTCAACCTTCGTCAATACATCATACACAATCCTTGTTGAACAATGAGTGCCACAGACGTAACCGACTACTTCGTCCCTGACAAGCGCCAGGAGATTGGTGACCTGCCAAGTAACCCAACACAACAAGATTTGATTGACAGAATCAATTTGTTGTCGAACATCGTGAATCAAATGTTGATTGATGTAATTGGTGATACAGGAGAAGACATCCCTCCAGAAGCTAGACAATGACCATGAAACACTTACTCTCCCTCCTCTTGCTCCTTGTGAGCACGCTGTCTTTCAGCCAGGCTCTGACATGTGGCAATCAATGCAACCACATGGACCACGACTTCGAGGACTGGCTACAAATGCGCCGTGTGGGCAATCGCAACTCAGACTACTTCGTCAAGTACATCCCCGTTGCCTTCCACTCCTACAATGGCGCCATCACCCCAGAAGTCGCAGAACAAGCGTTCTTGGTCCTCCAAGAGCAGATGTTGGGAAGCGGCATTGTGCCGTGCCGTGCGGAGGGCAATTTCTACAACGAATGGGACGACCTAGAGACAGAGCATCCCGTCTATGACAACCCGCTCTACTATCAGGCTATGCAGGCTGTAGAGCTGGCGGGCACACCAGCTACGGACATCTGCAACATCCACGTCTTCAGCAATGTGGGAGACGGTGTGGGTGGGTTCTCGTGGATCAATCAGAACCCCGTCACACGTCCGTGGGATGGCATCTACTTGAGGGCTGACCAGTCCAACACGTCAGTCATCACCCATGAGATGGGGCACTACTGCGGCCTGTACCACACGTTCAACGCAGGTAGCTGCAACAACCCAGAATCCAACTGCGAGACACAGGGGGACCGCGTATGTGACACACCACCGACTAGCGCCAACTTGAGTTGCGAAGACCCGTTCTGCCCAACAGCGGACTACACCAATCACATGGACTACACGCCCAACGATTGCCGCGACCACTTTACGAACGGGCAGATTCTGCGTATGCATGCATTGCTGGTCAATGGCAACAGGGCATCGGTGTGGCAGTCAGGCGCCTGCTCTGACCCCAACGTGCTCGATGTGCAACTGCTGTCGGTGCGGAACACCCGTCGATGTGACGACACCTTTGTGCCTGTCGTCAAGGTGGCCAACTTCTCTGGCATTGACGCAGAAGACGTAGTCCTCAGCGTAATCCTCAATGGTCAGGTGTGGGAGGATGTTGTGGATGTGCCTTCTCTCTCTATTGAGACTTTCGAGGGGCCTGAGATGTCCACGCCATACATGGGAGACTACCTCGGAGAGGCATACGTCTTCTTGGTGGGGGACCAGAACCCCGACAACAACGTCACCACCTTTGAGTACAACCCACGACCCCATGCCTCCTTCAACGTGGTCATCCAGCACGATGCCTGGCCAGAATCTGAGCAATGGAAGCTGTACAAGGAAGGGCAGGTTGGAAGTTCCTTCACGGGGGTAAACTACTACGCCGCAGCGGGATACAGCACCAGCTACCCCTACGACCAAGTTCAGGATGGATTTACGTTTGAGCCGTACATGACACACGACGAAGTGTGCCTGACGGGCGGCTGCTATGGAGGGTGGTTCCGCCACCAAGGGTATGCGGGCACTCAGGAATTGTATGATTCGGACAACCCCGATTACGAGGGCCTTATCTGCGGAGTCGACGTGTACGTTGAGCGTGGATTGGATGTGGATACCCTGTACAGCTACCACGTCACAGCCTTCTCAGATTCATGCGGCCTGACCCTCCTGTGCGAGGAAGACAACTACGAGTACATGCTCGGATACATTGGAGGGCCTAGCTCTAATTCATGGGAGTACGATTACTGCGTTGAAGACATGTACATGGAACTTGTAGACGACTTCGAAGAAGAGCCAGAGAACCTGTGCTTGGGAGACTTCAACCTTGACGGAGACATCCAACTCCAAGACCTGCTCATGATCTGTGCTGAGATGGGGCAAGGTGGGCCTACCTGCGTGTGCGACATGGACGGTGATTCGTGGGTTAACGTCGATGACTTTGCCATGTTCCTTCAGGTGTACGGCACAGACTGCGAAGGATCACAACTCGCACCACCGACAACGCGGGAACTGGAGGAGCTTGGGTACGCACCCATCTACTACACCATGGAAGGCAAGAGAGTAAACGAAACAGAGTTTTTGGCGCAGGGCATCTATCTGGCTGAGATTGAGGTCGAGGGCGTAAGGCTCAGAATAAAAGTAATGAGATGAACGTAGAGACCATCACCGCCCTTGTTCCCAGCATACTAGTAGCCATTGGCGTTTGGGTTTCAATGAATAGTGAGGTGGCCAAGTTGAAAGGGCGCGTGTACCGCTTGGAATCCGATCAGGGAGAGATGAAAGAGATGTTGCAGAAGTGCGTTGACGGCATCCATGAGCTTAAGCTCTTGTTGGCCAAGAAGGGTATTTGACAAAAGTGTCTATCTTGCGCCAAAATAAAGAGCATGTTCAGTTATTATGGCAGCAAGAGTAAGATCGTCAATCTGTACCCAGAACCTGCGCACGACCTAATCATAGAGCCTTTTGCGGGAAGCGCTAGGTATTCTTTGAGATATTGGCAGCGCGACGTCATTTTATGCGACAAGTATCAGGTGATTACGGATGTGTGGAAGTGGCTTCAAAAGTGCAGTGCAAAGGATTTAGATGCGTTGCCCCTACTTCGCGCAGGAGATAAACTTGAAGACTACGACCTTTGCGATGAAGAGCGGAACTACCTAGGTTTTGTCATCAGCGAAGGAGTAAGTAGCCCTAGAAAGACCGTGACTCAAAGAGCCGCGAAGAAAGTCAACTACAAGATTCAGAACACAAAAAACATTCTCCATAAGATTAGGCATTGGAAAATTGTTTGCGATTCCTACCAATCTATGAGGTCATTGCAAACTGAGGCAACTTGGTTTGTAGACCCTCCTTACCAGAATGGAGGCGAGCACTACCCTTGTTCTTCCAAACAAATAGACTACAACGACTTAGCCGAATTTTGTCTAACTCGTAATGGACAGGTGATTGTGTGTGAAAACAACAACGCTAATTGGCTGCCTTTCAATAACCTGAAATCTGTTTGGGGAGGTCGCAAGTCCAGCACAGAAGTATTATATTGCAACAACCAACCCATTCAGCATGGACTTTTTTTTCAATAACTGGAGTGAGATTCTTCTCACCATCATCACCGCAGCGGGTACAATCACCGCGCTGACCGAAACCGAGAAAGACGATAAAATCGTCGATGTACTGAGACGCATCCTTCAAGCTGTCGTCTTGGGAAAGAATCGTCGCCGCCTCAAAAAGTAAGCATGAGGCCCGTCAACAAGATCATCATTCACCATACTGCAACTAAACGCGAGGAGCAGTACGATGTGGAATGGTGCAATCGCCTTCACAAGTCCTTTGGATGGAAGATGATTGGCTACCACTTCTTCATTGAGCATGATGGCAAGTTGAGTGCTGGTCGCCCACTTGGCATGACAGGAGCGCACGCCAAGGGGAACAACTACGACAGCATAGGGGTCGCTTTCGTCGGTGGGAGGGACACACGCAACAAGGATGCTTGCACAATCACAGAGGCGCAATGGTTGACTCTACAGAAGATTTGCAACGCCTTCCGTGTGCTCTACGGCGACAACATTCCTATACATGGCCACCGCATGTACAAGAACACCTTTTGCCCTGGCTTTGATGCCGAGAAGATAGACTGGGATGGCACGTGGGAAGACGCGGAGAAAGTCATCTACCCGAAAGGGTAAGATAAGTCCTAGCGAATTCGAGGTGCAATGCGCCGTCGTGGACTACGTAGACGCTCACGCCCCCGATCTATTGTACTGCGCCACCGTAGGTGGTGCTCGGATGTCAATAGCTGAGGCAAAGAAGATTAAGAGGTCAGGGTATCGCAAGGGTATCCCTGACCTCATCTTTTATGAGCCACGCGGCATCTACAAGGGCTTGATGATTGAGATCAAGCGTAAAGGAGGAAGAGCCAGCGACCATCAGAAAGAATGGCTACTGGCTCTAAACGAACGTGGCTACAGAGCAGAACTCTGTTTCGGAGAGGAGGAATGCCTGAACGTTATTCGGGGATACTTTGCTTGCGACAATATTGTTTGGCCTCTGAGCGGTCAAACAGACTGACGCTGACAGCTACGTCCAACGCATCGGCCCATCGGCCAATGGTGTCGAACTTAGGTGTGAGCTTGCCATTCTCATAGCGACTGAGGTTGGCCTTACCGATGTTGCTGGCGTCAGCTACTTCATCGATGGTGATGCGACGCTCACGGCGGATACGCTTGAGGTCGGCACAGAGGTCTTGGAGGATATCATTCATGACTCTAGGATTTGATTCTGGACGCGAATATAGCCATTTTTGCTAACATCCACAATAGCGTATCCATGTTGCCAATCATTTCTGGGGTGATACCGTGGGTTTGGCTCCCCAAGATGCCCAATGACGTGGCATTGAATGAGCTTGCCAGCCCCATCTCTAGTGTAGAAGACGTCAGGTCTGTGTAGGTGTCCACACATGGCGCTCTTATGCATCTTGGCAAAGAGCTTACGGCTGGGGTTGACACCACCGATGCCGCGCATCTCATGCCCATGGAGGAACGTCATGTCGCCGCAATGAATAAACCCGTTTTTGATGTAGGGTATCTCTATCTCCTCCAGCCCCAACAACGCCTCCATACGCAAGCTTGGTAGGTCGCTTAGCTCATTGGCATTGCGTTGAATGTACGCGTCTAGGCGCACCTCATGGTTGCCCTCGACGTAGTAGATCTTGGCGTTGGGGAACCGCTCTCTGATGCCGTACAGCAATTGCTTGCCAATGATGAGTTCCTCCGTAAAGGACAGCGTGTCGTTGTCATTGGGATACTTGCTGATACGATGGAAATCCAAAACGTCACCCAAGAGGATGACGCTGTCTGGATCTTCGATGCTGGACATGGCTTGAGTCAAGGCTTCCACATCGTGGTATGGACAATGGATGTCGCTAAGGACAAGGATCGTCTGATTCCGAGGAATCTTGATGTCAGCCTTACGCTTCTTGTAGAACGATTCGGGGATGTTGAGGTTCACGGTTCAAGTCCTGATATCATACGGATGAATGCCGCTACTCTTTTCTGCGAGGGGGCATACTCATAGCGCACATCTAAAACATGTCCGTCGAAGTAGTTCCGCAACTTGTCGTACTTCTCCCACGTCAGGTCCGAATCTAGAATCTCTTCCACATAGTGCTTGTGAACATTGTCTTCGAACTTACAGCGGTCTAGCAACGCCAGGAGGCGGTCCTGAATCTTCCACAGATCCTGTTCTGCTATCTCGTCTTCCTTACTTTCGATCGTGCCTTCAACGGCATCGAACATGTCATCTATCCAGTCGCTCATATTGCTCTATTGCTTTGAAGATTTGATAAGCCACTTGCGGGACTATGGCGTTGCCGTAGGCTTTGATGGATTCCTTTCGCCACTTAGAAAAGGTGACAGAGTCCAGTTCTCTGGGAATCCCATCATCTCCTCCACAAACAGGGGGTTGAGTTGGGAAGGATTCAAAGTTGGGTCTTGCATGTTTTCCCCCAGTGTCTTCATGACAACGGTCAGCCCGATCTGTTTGCCCTTCTCTAATCGACGCTGATTGCACGCGTTGTTCATGCTTCCCCTGTCTCTGTTGTCCGCTGCGTTCGGGGTGGGTAGAAGCCCATGGGCTGATAACTTCATCATGGTCGGCATGTAATTGCTCATGATCTCTTGCGCTAATGTCCCGCTGTCTCCGCTGACAGGATTCGCCTTGCCACTTGTCACATGAGCGTCCATCTGCGTTGGCGTCTTTAGCAATGTACCATACACGCTGTCGCTTGTGGGGAGCGTTGACGCTTGCAGCAGGAAGTAAGAACGGTTGTACGGCGTACCCAAAAGCTTCCAAGTCAGCGCACACCTCTTCGAAGACCAGCCCTCCATTCCAACTAACAAGGCCGCGAACGTTTTCGCCCACGACGTAGCGCGGGGTGCATTCTCGAATAATGCGCAGCATCTCTGGCCACAGGTGGCGCTCATCACCTTTTCCCCGCCTTCGTCCGGCTGCGCTGTATGGTTGGCAGGGAAATCCTCCTGTGAGGATATCAATTCGTCCAGCGTAAGCTGTCGCGTCAAATTCTTTGATGTCTCCATATTGTTTCGATTCTGGAAAGTGGTGTCTCAGCACTCGTCTCGGAAACTCCTCCCACTCGCAGTTAAAGATGTTGTTCCATCCCATCCATTGCGCTGCAAGGTCGAAGCCACCGATTCCAGAGAAGAGGCTACCATGGTTCATTCTTTGCCGTCTAGCTCATCCTCACCAAGGATGTTGTGTTGGTACAGGCCCACAAGCTTCAACACCACACGAGAGAGAGCACGTTTCTCCGCCATCTCAGGCAGGTAGGCCGTCTGGCAGTTCTTAGGGCATGCCGATCCATAAGTCTGCATCTCCACAAACTGCTTCGTGTTCTCGTATTCCATCAGGATGCGGCCCGTCGCCTTGACACAGAAAAACATAGGCTCTGTCAACACCTCATCGTAGGTCACCGTGATGCCGTAGTTCGCTTGGATCTTTTCGATGCCCTTGCGCTTGATGATGCAGTAGTGCTTGTGGAAGTGGAAGTCGTCCTTGACCAAACCACACTCGTCTGCGAGGAGTCGGAATTCCGTCTTTTGCTCTTCAGTAAGTTGTCCCATTTTTTTTTTGGTTAGTAGCCCTGCTTGCTGCCAGGCTTAGTGAATCCTTTCTTGTTCTTCAAGTTGGCAAAGACCTTCTGGCGCATCTCCAGGCGCTCCTTGGCTTTGCGGGGTTTGACGTATCCTCTTTTACTCATTGTCAGTTGTTTTGTGAATCTTCTTCTTCTTTCACGATGATGGCCACCTTGGCTAGGTTCAGCAGAATATCGTATTGATCAAACAGGAACAAAAAGAGATCAAGCAATTGAGCCTCATTCCCGTTGATCGCCACGCTGAATCGTTCGCCACATGGGCTGCTCCTGATGTAGATGTGCCCTATGCCTTCCTCTCGGAGCTTCTCCGTGAGAATTAGAATGTTGTCATCGATCAGGCTGTATTCGTCGTCGTCTAAGTCCATTTCTCTATGCTTCGTTTGAGGGTGTCTACTTCTTTTTGCAATCTAAAGTTTTCTTCCTCAAGCTGCTGCACACGTACTTGGCTTTTCAGGCTAACATTTCTCTCGACGGCCAGACTATGGCATATCTGCCCATATCTGTTCTCCAGTCCCCACTCCTGATCGAGCATGATCACCAAGCAGTTCTCCATGCTTTTGAGTCGGCGTTTCCACCGTGAATCCGTTTCTTCTTGGTGCCATTGCCGTATGTTCTCCATAAAGCCGCCAACACGCAGTCTGTTGCTGATTCTCTCTAGTGTGCTCTTTTGGTCCGCATACATCATATGTCCTCAAAGTGATTGGTTTGTCTGTTCAGGCGAAGCTTGGCCGTGCCCAGCCGACCTGTGCCCTTAGGCTTGCTCTTTTGGTTGATGATCCACGTTTCGCCATCTTGAATGATTGGCTCTCCCTCCCGCATAATCTGATCGACAGGTGGGCGATACACCAACAGCATTGTAAAGGCCCTCCGATACCATGCCTGGCCACCCGCCCACTCTTGTGGTAGGGCTGGCTTCTGATACCTCTTGCCTCCCAATGTCGTTGCGTCAGCGTTGAGCTTTGCGATGTGGTTGCAGATGATGTCCACCCGATCGTGCTTGGCGCTGTGGAGCCTGACCTTACGCAGTTCCTCCGTTAGCCATACGTCCTCGCGCCCACCTACATTTCTCAGGTCGCGGGCCACGTCGTTCCATGGGTCAATCACCGTGGTGTCCACCTGTAGGTCTGCGGCTGTAGCGTAAAACAGATCGGGGGTGAACCCGCTGTCTCCCACAGCGTCCCCATCAAAGAAGGTGAAGTGATCGTTGACCCATCGTACAGCCACCTCGAATTCGGTGTCTGTCATGTGGGCTTGTTCCTTCCCTCTCCAATCAATTCGCCTAGCAGGCTTGCGCACGTACAATTCGCAGAAGTCTAGGATGAGTTCATCCACGCTTCCTTCCTCGCCCATGTAGACGAAGTGCTTCCACTGGTGGCGCTCACTCCAACACGTTAGAAGCCACTTAAGAAATAACGATTTGCCATGATGCGGAGCACCCGCGACGAAAAGCGGATATCCTTTTCTCGGAATGTATAAGTCGTCAAGTTGGGCATTCCCCGTAACGACTGGATCAGGTCTTTGCTCATTGCGTAAGTTTTGCAATCCAGCATACCTCTCGCTTGCTTTCTGTGTCAGGTTCATACTCCCGTGAATTCATCGTTCCACTTCACCTGATCGAATGGCAGTTGCTGGATACGGGTAAGTTGCAGGTACTCCTGAAATTTTTTTCCAAACAACGTACTAGGTCTAAGGTGTTGCCTCATCCTACGATCCGGCTGCCATTCTCTGGCGCGGTCCTCAATTACTGCTCCATAGTCCTCAAGCTTGTTGTGTCCAGACTTGTACAGGATGCTTACATATGGACTCACATCATCTACGCCGTAATCTGTCCCAAGGACGTCATTCAGCTTGCGCACCACCTTTGCACAGAACTTGTTGATGTCGTCGCTTAATGGTTGGCAAAAAAGGGTGGACAGCCGTTGCCGCCCACCCTTATGAACCAAAAAAGAAACTAGAGCACGAGAATCGCTCTCGGACAAATCTAGTTGTTTCACGACGTCATTGACGTTCTGTCCATAGTGAATTTTCACCAATGCTTTCAACATGGTCAGCCCCTCGAAGTCAAGAGCCGCAAGCTCAGTCAAATTCACTTGGATCAGCATCAGAACGGCAAGTCCTCACCGTTTGCAACATTGCCAGGCGCCGCTGGCTGAGCATTTCCAGAGGGTGTCCCTTGCGACTTTGGCTTGAGGTATTTTGCAAAGCCCAACAGCGGGCCTTTGATGCCCTTGTCGTAGTCTTCCTTCGGCACCTTAACCACGCAGCAGTAGTCGCTGTACTGCTTGTTGTCCAGCTCGATCATGCGCATGTTGATGTACTGCTCGCCGTTCTCGGCTGTCACAGCAAATTTCATGGCCTCTCTCAGGGCGGAGACCTTAACACCCAAATCAATGATTTTCTTCATAAGGGTAACGGTTTAAAATTGTCAATGCTTTGTTGTAGAATTCCATGGTGATGGGGTCACCAATACCCAACCGCTCGTTGGTCTTCTTTACGTGATAACATACCGTGGTGCGGTCTTTCTTCAGGAGATCTCCGATGTCGTAGTCCATCATCGAGAAGTGTTCCCGAAGCACATACATGATCATAGCGCGGACTTCGATGATTTTTTTTCTGCGGTTCAATTCTTGGACCGACTTCAGGCTCACCTTGTTTGCCTGCAAATAGTTGTAGACGAACATGCGGGAACTCATGCTGTGCGTGCTCTCTGGAAGGCCAGGAAACACGTAGGGGCTAGGTTTCAGGACTGGCATGGTTTGTCTGTCTGTACTTGAAACATGGGAATGTAGTTGTTGCCTCGTCGTGTGGCGCCTAGCCATTTGACATGCCCCATGAAATCCAGCATGCAAACACAATGCTGAACCTCATCAAACTTGGCCTCAGGCATGTGCTCTTGGACATACAGGTAGGCATCGTTGTACGTGAACCTGTTAAGCTCGCCCTCCTCAATGCCCTCTCTCAGGCACATGAAGATGTCGTACTGCTTGTCTCGGACGGGGTTGATCCTGTCGTTCACAAGTCTCTTCAATTTCTCAAAATAGTTCATGAATCATTTTTGGTGCGGGGGACAATGTACGGACACACTTGTGATTTCCGCAAATTATTTCCGAGATGTCCCCATCGCGAGAATTTAGAACATGTTTTCCTCTCTCTTTTTTTTTTGGGGCCATATACTTAAGTATATATTATATACCTAGATAGTCAAATAAGTAAGAAATAAGAGAGAGAATAATATACTTAGATAGGTTCACCCATCCCTTCTGCTTTCGTAGGCGTGATCCTCGTAACTCGGCACCCAGATGGTGCCAGGCACGCACCCACAGCCTTCGCATTCCCAACACGTCTCCGTGCCGCTGCAATCTACGGTGAACACCTCACCAGCCCCGTAGCATTCTGGGCATTCAGGTTTGTCGTCAACTCGACAGCCATCGACCACCCAGTAACCACCACCATCCCACGTCCTCATGGCCTAAAGAATTTAGCGATTCCTTTCGCAAGGTCTACGCTGTCCCACTCACGTTCTCGGTACTTGGTGTACATCTCGCTTTCCCACGAGTAGAAGAGGGCTGTTTTGAGGCTCTGGAGGGCCTGAGCGCCCTTGGGTATGATTCGGCCTGTCTCGAAACATTTGGTATCGAATTTGACCGTGATTTCTCGAAACTTGCTCATGACGTGCAGATTGCCTCAATTTTGAGCATGAACGCATCGATCTGCTCGTCGGTGTGGGTGTCGGGGTGGGTGCATTCGCGGGCGAATCGAATGACGCCGTCAATTGTACGCAGCGTACAGAGCATGCGGCCCGTGCCATGGCGATCCCATGGAATGAGAAAGGTGTTGTACTGCTCTTCCTCGCCGTTGTCCTCGGTGCTGTTTGGCAAAAACACGGTCAAGCCGTCAATCATGACTTCCTTCGCTGTAGCGTTGCTGTAGGCGAAGCACTCAGGCTCGAACCCTGCTGCCTCTAAGGCTTCAACTGCTGCTGTCTCGATCGCGTTGTATCGATAGTTTGTGATCATCTTCATAGCTCTAAAAACTGAGGGTTACCACGCGGTGACGTTGCGCTCACCAAAGTACGATTCCACTCGATCATAAATGTGGTGCGCACCTTCAAATTCACAACTAAGCCAGTAGGTGCCTTGCCCGTCATCTTGAAGCCTAATCTGACCATACAAGGACTCAAACTGGCCGGTATAAGGGCATCGCAGGTCGATCGTGTTCCATGCGTTGTATAGGTTGTGACGTTGCACCATCTCGCGAATGGCTTTCTTGGCTTCGGCAACTTCTCGTGGGGAAATAATGATATCAATCATGGTATTTTTTTTTTGGTTCGATTTTTTTTTTTTTTTCTCAGCAGGTCTCGACAAGGATCACAGCGTGACCCTTCTCAAGGTGGAACACCTCTGGGAATGACCAATTGAGTTGGCTTGTGTGGCCTGCGAAGTCCATGCACACCTCCAGTAGGAGGCAAGACCAATCGTTGAGGTCTTCGCATGGGGCAGAGGGGTTCTCCCAGAACTTGACTTGGATGCTGTGCTTGGTTTGACTTGCCTTGGCAAAGAGACCAAAACTGTTGCAAGCATGCTCGAGGGCCTCGAGTACTTTGTAATCACAAGAACCAAAGACAATATCTTGTTGGTGCTTGGCAAAATCGCGCTGGTCTTTGCGGGCGTCGAATTCGGCTTGAAGTTCAGAAAAAGGACACATGAAATAAAACATTAAAGGGTTCTGAATGAGGCCGTCACGGTGACAAGCTTCGATGCAAAGATAGACAGGAATGACAACAAAACAAGAGATTGAGAAAAAAATGTTGATCATTTGCCAGCATCATTCGTAGAGCCTAGGCTACATGGGCTTTTAGACCCCCTTTAACATTCAAAACCCCTGAATCCCATCGGGTTAGTAGGGTTAAAAACTGGAACCCAGTGGTAGCGCGGGTTTCAGAGGGTCGCAAAGTTCAGATCAGACGCGGCCTATTTTAAAGGCCATACAAGGCGTTCTGCGTTGCTAGGTATATCAACATACCCGCGAAACGGTGAAAGTCGCTCAGAAGCGCTAAAAATGCGTCTAGCCAGGAAATCGCCCAAATGCATGCGCTGCACACTCCAGCGCACAAAAAAGGCGCCCGAAGGCGCCTATTCTGCATGTGGTGTGGGTTGGTCAGATCTGAACAAAGAACCCGCTAGCTAACGCCTTGCGTTCTCCTTCCACCGTGGAACGTTTCGCGCGTAGGCCCACGATGTAACCGCCTGCCTTGGGCGCGCCTTCGATTCGGTCCATGAATCGTGCGTCGGTTTTGTCGCCGTCAAATACGGGGAACGTCCAGATCTGCTGCCCGTCTGCATCGAGTTCACCGAACGTCGTGGGCAACGTTGCCGCCCGCGCGACCTTGACGCGGCCCGCTGAATTCAGATCTGCAAAGGGAACAGCGACAGAATGCCCGTCCTCCATCAGCGCGACTGCATCGGACCAAGTACGCCCGTCCGTCCATGAATACGTCAACGAGTAATTGGCGGGCCATGTTTGGCGGGCACGTCCCCACACTTTCGTGTAGTCGTAGAAGGAAACGTCAGGGAACGTCTGCAGCACGTCAAGTCCGTCCACCTTGAACGCGCGCGGGCTGATGTCGGACGTCCCGTTCAAACGGACGGCAAACGCGCGCCCGTTCCTTTCGGCGCGTGCTTTCGCTTTCGCGATCTCGTCGAACAACAACACGGCGAAGTGCTTTCGGCTTGCTCCGTACAGACATGTCCGCAAGATGCGCGCGCGGTTGACGCCTTGATCGAAGGAGGCCCGCCCGCTATTCACCAAACACGCAGCACGGCAGCCCTCGGACGCGGCTGGGCACGTGTTCACGACGCCTGACATGTCAGACGCGGCCAAATACACGATGAACGTGTCAAGGTTCAACGTTTCCCCCTTGACGATCTTACTAGACGCGTTAACGCTGCCGAGGTAGCTAGGTGCTTTCTGTCCATGCATGTCGCACACGTACCGAAACGTTTCCTTGATATCTGCGACGTTGTCGAGATCTGTCGCGACGTGCCCCAAGTATTGGCGCAGATCATGTGTAATTGCTGCGGTGTTCATACGTTCCACGTCTTGTAAGTGAACACGGCCAAACGACCGACGTGGGCGCAGACCCAAAGACAGCCGAAGACAGAGAGAGAGAATACAAAGACATACGCAGCGGCCAAACGGGCGCCGAAGACAGCGCACAAAGGCGCGGCAAAGAACACGCCGAAACCGCAAACGACGACGGCAACGACAGCAAACGCGTCAAAGACGTCTTGAGAGGTAGCCCGCGCGGCTGAGATGAATTCAGCGCGCTGGCGGGTAGTGTACAAATTTGAATGGGACATGACGTAAGAATTAAGGGTTCAGAATTATTTGACGAAATCGATTTGAACAAACGTTGTGCCCTCATTGTCGCGGGCGTGTTCGATGATATCGAGCGAAGGCGAAAGGCGCATGTACTTGTAGCCGTCGCGCTGGCTTGCAAAGGCTGTAGCGTAGTCCTCGACCGCATCGATTGTGTCGAACGTTAGGCGCTTCCGGTCGTCACCACAGAGGTACGTTGTGAATACAGAGGGACGATCGTTGAGGCTGTCGAAGACTGAGCGTTCAGCGTTGATGAGTGCGATACAAAACATAAAAACAGATATAAAAAGTTGGCGTTTGTCCCTTGCGGACGTGGCAAAGATCGTTCAATTGTTCGTTCTGTCAACACTTGAGGCCAACTATTTGCTGAGAAAGTTTCGAAACCCAGCAACGACGGGCCTTTCAGCGGGTCACGAATTCGTGAACGATTCCAGATCTGAACCCGCGCCGTCCAGATCTTCGGCAGATCTGAACAAAGGCCAACCAAGAAACCCAGCAACCACGGGGCTTTCAGAGCCTCGACCTCCTGAAACCCGCGTAAACACTGGGCTTCAAGGCCGCGAAACCGTGAAACCCAGCAACCACGGGGCTTCCAGGGGTGGGGGGTGCGAATCTCATGTTCGAACAGCAACAGAAAAACCAACACGAC